TCTCATAGTTAATACAAAGTGGTTTCCCCCTGTGGGTAACTCTGTGGATAACTTGGGGATAACCTATGGATAACTCTGTGAGTAACTTGTGGATAACTCTAGGTTAGAGGCTCTGTGGATAACTTTAGGTGAAACTGTGGGTAACTCTGTGGATAACTTAGTGTCTCTGTGTCTCTATCTGTAAGTGACCATTGAGTATCTCCTTATGTCATCACCTTATGTGACCCTTAGAGTATCACCTTATGGCTGCCTATCCTTATGTTAACCTTCAGTCAGTGCCTTATGTTTATCAGTGACCAGCAGGCTTCGTCACAAAGGGGATTCATTATCTTACTCTGTTTAGCAGTCTCTGAGTAATGAGAGAGAGACAAGGAGAATCGACTGAGTGCCTATAGTGCCTTAAAGGTGGCTTTGAGTCAATAGCCTTTAATATGACTCACTATTGAGAGAGAGGGAGAAACACCGCTAATGGTCATCCTCTCTATAAGACCACTTAAAGAGACTATAAGACCACTTAAAGAGAGGCTTTAAGATTCTTTAAGATTAAGTGTTGACATTGATAATGGCTTATGAGACTATAGCAACCGTTGAGAGACACAACGCTATCAACTACCAGACAATACCGCGAGTTATCTGGTAATGCTGAAGGGTCTCAAGTAGTCATCAACCAGACATACGAAAGTGGTTGACTCAACGGTAACAAAGCAGTAAGCTACACAACGTCAACACAACGACTACCCTCTGAAACAACATGAGGTGTCATGGTAAGAAAGGTGTTGACAAGCAGTAAAGATAAGATGTAAGATGTACGACATGCACTACATAACGTTCTTGTGAGGTCACACACTGAAAGTGACTCGGTGCTAACAAACCTGCACTTAAAGTTCTTTAACAATTTGGTCGTGTAATTCCCTTACTGCGAGACAGGTAGTCAAGAACTACGGGGATGACGTGAACGCACTAGCGTTTAAACAGTGATGAGGCCGATAGTGATTAACTCAAGGTGACTCGAAAGCACTATACGAGGAGCCTTTTTGATAATCACTAACTAACAATCGCATGAGGTAACACAAGATGGCTATGTCTAACATGACTTACAACAACGTTTTCGACCACGCTTACGAAATGCTGAAAGAAAACATCCGTTATGATGACATCCGTGACACTGATGACCTGCACGATGCAGTGCATATGGCGGCTGATAATGCTGTTCCGCACTATTACAGCGACGTTTTCAGCGTAATGGCTAGCGAGGGCATTGACCTTGAGTTCGAGGACTCTGGTCTGATGCCGGACACCAAGGACGTAATCCGTATCCTGCAAGCGCGTATCTATGAGCAATTAACGATTGACCTTTGGGAGGACGCAGAAGACTTACTGAACGAGTATCTTGAGGAAGTCGAAGAGTCTGCTGAGTGATAGACTCAAGGTCGCTCCCAGCGAGTGGCCTTTATGATTATCACTAACACACATAATGAGGCACTATCATGATTTACACTAACGAACCTGCAAACGTATTCTATGTACTGGTATCAGCGTTCCGCTCTAACCTCTGCGACGAAGTAAATATGAGTCGTCATCGTCACATGGTTAACTCACTGCGTAATGCACCGCTTGAATACGGTAGCGTTGAGTCTACAGACTTGACTGGTTGTTATCGGGAGGCTATCGCAAGTGCACCGACTGAGGAACTGACTGTTCGTGTACGCTGTGCCAACAAATCTCAAGCAATAGCGGTCGCACGTCTGGCATGTAATGAGTTTGAACAAGATTGCGTACTGGTCTATAAGTCACAAACTCACACGGCTGGTTTAGTGTACGCTCAAGGCATTGACGGCTATAAGGCTGAACGTTTGCCGGGTAGTTTCCAAGAAGTGCCTAAAGGCGTACCGCTTCAAGGTTGCTTCACGATTGATGAGTTCGGTCGCCGCTGGCAAGTACGATAAGCGATAAACTCAAGGTCGCTCAATATGAGTGGCCTTTCATGATTATCACTTTAAAACAACGCACGGGATTACGATCATGCTGAAACACTACGTCATGCCTATCCACACCAATAACGGCGCTACAGTTTGCACACCTGATGGCTTCGCAATGAAACAACGAATCGAACGCCTTAAGCGTGAACTGCGCACCAACCGTAAGATTAACAAGATAGGTTCCAGCTATGACAGAACGCACTGATGACTTAAAGAAAGGCTATAGGTCTAATGGTACACTCAATGCAGCAAACAGGCGTATCGTGAGAACTTGGCGTGAGAACAACCTCGAACGACGCAAGGAACAGGAGCGGGCTGCATGGCATAGACGAAAGGCCAAGGTCAAAGCACAGAAGCTCGCAGCACTCGAACAAGCATTAACCAATACATTGAACGCTCTTTCTTAAACTTAAATAGGACACAATCTAATGAACTATACCGACATTCAGGCACGTCTGGCAATCATCAAGTCTCTTCCGATTAGCGAACTGGACAAGCGCCAGCCTCTTTTGGTCGAACTGGCTGCTGACATCGTGAACGGTGAGACTAGTGACGGAAACGATACAGATGGCTCGAACGGCTTGGAGTATCAGGACTGGTGGAACACCTTGGGCGCACTGATGCGTGATGCAGGATTCCGCATGTTAGGCAATGGTCACTTCAGCGCGGCCTACTCGCATGAACTGTTACCGGGTCGAGTCATCAAGGTTGGCTTTAAGAAAGAGGATTCAGGCGCAGCATACACTGCATTCTGTAGGATGCACCAAGGCCGAGCGGGTATCCCGAACGTCTATCACGTAGCACGTCATGCAGGTTGCTACACGGTTGTACTTGACCACTTGAACAGTTGTGACCGCGATAATTACGACCATGAGGTATACGCTGACCTCGCACGTTACTTTGTGGAGTCGGATTGCCATGACGCAAGTGACTTTGCACCGGGTGACTACGAGTTCATCGAAACGTGCAAGATGATTCGTGAATTCTTCAAAGGGATTGCATCCTTCGACATGCACAGCGGGAACATTATGTTCGACGATAACGATGTTCCGTACATCACTGACCCAGTCAGCTTCTCACATGACCGTGAACGTGAGGACGGTTTTCCTCTGGACCCTGAAGCACTGATTGCTGAGGTAGAGGCGATAGCTAACGAGCGCATCATTGAACGCTGTCGCAACCGAAAGGCCAAGCGTGACCCTAATGGCACTTACTGGATGAACAAGAAAGCCAACATGAAACGCCGCAAGCGTAACCGTAAGCGCAACCGTAAGTTACACGTCAAAGGTATGGCACAGTTTGTTAAAGGTCGCATCGAACGCAGGGCCATTGATAGAAACGAACGCCGCGCCGAAATGCTCATGGGGTCTGCATGGGATAACTTCTGGTTCCGCAATGGTCCCACAGCGGCACGCAAGATTGAACAAGTGAAAGGCCTCAAGTGGCAACTAGGGGACCGCCTAGCAATCCAAGCGGGTCTCCCTCTGAATATCGACAAGGTACTTGACGCTCAACTGATGGGCTGATAAGGTGTATCTTCAAGGTCGGCACTGACTGCTGGCCTTTATAGATAAACTTTCTTAACAACGTGAGGCAACAATGACTAACGTAATCAACGCACCAAAGAATGACTTCTCTGACATCGCTAACGCAATCCAGCCGTACAACATTCTGGCTGACCATTATGGCGCACAGCTTGCAGCTACGCAGCTTGAGTTAGAACACGAAGCGCACACTGAGGGCGAGAAGCGTTTCCTTAAGGCAATGGAGCGTCAAATCAAAGCGGGTGAGTTCGGTGACAACGCAGTGGCTAAACCTCTCCTGTCATCCCTCGCACCGAAGTTTATCGAGGCGTGGAACACATGGTTCACCGAAGTGGAATCTAAGCGCGGTAAGCGTCCAGTGGCCTATAATCTGGTACAGAAGGTTGCACCTGAAGCGGCTGCTTTCATCACACTGAAGGTCACACTGGCTTGTTTAACCAAAGAGGAATACACCAACCTGCAAGCGGTCGCAACTAAGATTGGTCGCAGCATTGAAGATGAACTGCGTTTCGGTCGCATTCGTGACGAAGAAGCGAAGCACTTTAAGAATCACGTACAGGAAGCACTTAACAAGCGCGTAGGTATCGTCTACAAGAAGGCATTCATGCAAGCTGTAGAGGGCAAGATGTTAGACGCTGGTCAACTGCAAACCAAGTGGACCACATGGACACCTGAAGAATCAATCCACGTTGGTGTACGCATGTTGGAACTGCTCATCGGGTCTACTGGTCTCGTTGAGTTACACCGACCGTTTGCCGGTAACGTTGAGAAGGATGGCGAGTACATCCAATTAACCGAACAATATGTTGACCTTCTGTCTAAACGTGCTGGTGCACTGGCTGCAATCGCTCCAATGTATCAACCTTGTGTGGTCCCTCCGAAGCCTTGGACTTCTCCGGTTGGTGGTGGCTATTGGGCTGCTGGTCGCAAGCCTCTCTCTCTGGTTCGCACTGGTTCCAAGAAGGGACTTGAGCGTTACAACGACGTGCATATGCCTGAAGTTTACAAGGCGGTGAACATCGCACAGAATACCCCTTGGAAGATTAACAAGAAGGTTCTGGCAGTGGTCAACGAGATTGTGAACTGGAAGCATTGCCCGGTTGAAGATGTACCTGCTCTCGAACGTGGTGAACTTCCGGTCAAACCTGAAGACATCGACACGAACGAAGCGGCACTCAAAGCGTGGAAGAAAGCGGCCTCCGCAATATACCGCAAGGAGAAGGCTCGCGTATCTCGTCGTATGAGCATGGAGTTCATGTTAGGGCAGGCCAACAAGTTCGCACAGTTTAAAGCTATCTGGTTCCCGATGAACATGGACTGGCGCGGTCGTGTCTACGCTGTACCGATGTTTAACCCGCAAGGCAACGACATGACCAAGGGTCTGTTAATGCTCGCCAAAGGTAAACCAATCGGTGTTGATGGGTACTACTGGCTTAAGATTCATGGTGCAAACACTGCTGGTGTGGACAAGGTGGATTTTGCAGAACGCATCAAGTTCATTGAGGACAACCACGAGAACATCATGAGCGTTGCGGCTGACCCGATTGCTAACACTTGGTGGGCTGAACAAGACTCTCCGTTCTGCTTCCTCGCATTCTGCTTTGAGTATGCAGGTGTGCAACACCACGGTATGAACTACAACTGCTCTCTGCCGCTGGCGTTCGATGGTAGCTGCTCCGGTATTCAGCACTTCTCCGCAATGCTTCGTGATGAAATTGGTGGTCGCGCTGTTAACTTACTGCCGAGCAAGGAAGTCCAAGACATCTACCGCATTGTTGCTGACCGTGTTAACGAAATCCTGAAGCAAGATGTTATCAATGGGACCGACAACGAAGTAGAGACAGTGACAAACAAGGACACTGGTGAAATCACTGAGAAGCTCAAGCTGGGAACGAAAGAGTTAGCTGGTCAGTGGCTGGCATACGGTGTAACTCGCAAGGTCACTAAACGTTCTGTCATGACGTTGGCTTATGGTTCCAAAGAGTACGGCTTCCGTGACCAAGTTCTTGAGGACACCATTCAGCCAGCTATCGACGATGGCAAGGGATTGATGTTCACTCAACCGAACCAAGCGGCTGGTTATATGGCTAAACTGATTTGGAACGCTGTAACGGTGACTGTGGTCGCTGCGGTTGAAGCAATGAACTGGCTGAAGTCTGCGGCTAAACTTCTGGCTGCTGAAGTCAAGGACAAGAAGACCAAAGAGGTTCTCCGCAAGCGCTGCGCGGTACATTGGGTAACACCTGATGGCTTCCCTGTGTGGCAGGAATACAAGAAGCCAGTACAGACCCGCTTGAACCTGATGTTCTTAGGTCAGATTCGTTTGCAGCCTACCGTGAACACCAACAAGGATAGCGGAATTGACGCACGTAAGCAGGAGTCAGGCATCGCACCTAACTTTGTTCACTCAATGGACGGCAGCCACCTGAGAATGACTGTAGTGCGCTCCAATGAGGTATACGGTGTGGAATCCTTTGCACTTATTCATGACTCATTTGGTACTATCCCTGCTGACGCTGGCAACCTATTTAAAGCAGTGCGTGAAACGATGGTCAACACTTACGAAGAAAACGATGTACTCGCAGACTTCTATGAGCAATTCGCTGACCAGTTACACGAGTCACAGCTTGACAAGATGCCTGAGATGCCAGCTAAAGGAGCTCTTGACCTGCAAGAAATCCTCAAGTCAGACTTCGCGTTTGCCTAACGAAATCTAATACGACTCACTATTGGGGAGCCTACGGGCTTCCTACACTTTAAGATAACTTTAAGTTCTAACTCTAAGAGGAAACAACATTATGCGTACCAACTTTGAACCAACCACTAAGCGCAACAACATCATCAATGAACACGGTGCTGAATGGCAGGAACGTAAAGACCGCATGAAGAAACGTCACAAGACACAGCGTGGCAACTCTGAGAAACGTAACTGGAAGGAGGCACTCTAATGGGTCGCTTATACAGTGGTAACTTAATAGCATACAAAGACGCTATCGAACGACTTAAAGAAGACCATGATGCAAATGTGGTCGTTGAGACTTATCGCTATGAGGACTTCGCACAGCGACGGATGGTCGCCGGAGAGACACTTCGAGTGGTCTTACGGAATGGCTTAATGCTGACCGCTAAGTGTTTCGAACAGTCAGACGAAGACGTTCGCTGTAATGCACAGACTGAATGGCTCCGTAAGGTACACAGTGATATGAAGCACTGGAAGTAATACGACTCACTATTGCGAGAGGTAAACTCTAGGTCATCCGAAAGGTTGGCCTTTGTGATTAACTTTTGCTTAAACATTAACCATAACACACATATAGGAGTTCCATCATGGAAATCACATTCAAGACTAACCCATACAAAGCTGTATCATTCGTTGAGTCTGCCGTTAATAAAGCTATTGACAAAGCTGGCTACCTGATTGCTGACGTTAAATATGATGGCGTTCGTGGTAACATTGTAGTTGACAATACGGCTGACTCACTGTGGCTCTCTCGTGTCGCTAAAGAGATTCCTGCTCTGTCACATCTCAACGGGTACGACAAGCGCTGGCAGATGCTCCTGAACGATGACCGCTGCATCTTCCCGGATGGCTTCATGCTTGATGGTGAACTGATGGTCAAAGGCGTGGACTTCAACACAGGGTCTGGCTTACTGAGAACCAAGTGGGTTAAGCGTGAGAACCTTGAGTTCAACACAGACAAGAACTTTGTAAACGCTATCGATATGTTTGGTAGAATCCGTAAGAATCACCCATTCATGCTATCGCCTGAGAAACTCAAGGTTATCCTCTATGGTGTCATGCCGTTTGACTCTATGGTCTCCGGTGAGGACTACGATGTGCAGAACCTGCTGATGCCGTATCATGTGGAAGCTATCCGCTCTCTTCTGGTCGAATACTTCCCGGAAATCGAGTGGCTTATCGCTGAGACCTACGAGGTCTACGATATGGATTCACTGAGTGAACTGTACGAGGCCATGCGCACCAAAGGACACGAGGGTCTCATTGTGAAAGACCCACAGGGCATCTACAAGCGAGGCAAAAAGTCCGGCTGGTGGAAGATGAAGCCTGAGTGTGAAGCTGATGGTGTCATCGTGGGACTCAATTGGGGTACTCCGGGTCTGGCTAATGAAGGTAAAGTGATTGGCTTCGAGGTTCTCCTTGAGTCAGGTCGCGTAGTCTCCGCTAACAATATCTCTCAGGCACTGATGGATGAGTTCACAAAGAAAGTCGCAGAGGCTAACTTTGATGATTATGGGGACTGGTGCACAACCAATGGCGAAGACATGCAGCGGCTGTGCAAGAACAACCCGTTCGACGGCTGGGCCTGCCAAGTGGCCTACATGGAGGAAACTCCAGACGGTTCTCTGCGTCACCCATCGTTCGTTATGTTCCGTGGTGTCGAGTCAGACCCAACTGTCAAGATGTAAATTAAACTCAATGGTCAGTCCTTAACAGGGGGCTGGCCTTTTTGCGTTTCTATATGACTCACTATGGAGGAACAACCTCATGATATTTCTAATTGTTGCTATCATTGTTGCCACGTTTGCTCTCGTTATCATTGATGACAACTGCTGGCCTGATTGTTAATACGACTCACCTATGGAGGACACAACTATGTTAAGACTTCACTTCAACAAATCTAATGGCATCTTCTCTGCTCGTGGCTCTGACCGTTCTACTGTGCTGGCCTCTGAGAAACACGCAGTCATCCCTAAAGTGCTTGGCTCGACCATTGAGTTAGCACCTCGTGTTCACGCTGTAATTACTACTGGCTTATATAAAGAAGCGACCACTGGCTCCCGGCCTTTCATTCCGGTTCTCGTCACCCGTTTCCCTAAAGTCCGTCTGGTCATTGCGCGTATCAAGGAGGTGTTCTAATGGGACTGTTAGACGGTGATGCGTGGGAGAAAGACTACAAACAACCACAAGATATAGAGGGTGTTCGGACTCCTAGCCACTATATGTTGTTTGACGACATTGAGGCTATCGAAGTGATTGCCCGGTCGATGACCCTTGAACAGTTCAAAGGGTACTGCTACGGGAACATCCTGAAGTATCGCCTACGTGCTGGTAAGAAATCTGAACTGGCATTCTTAGAGAAGGACATGGCGAAAGCTGGGTTCTATGGTGAACTGTTCGAGAAACATAAGGACAAGTGCTATGATTATTAAGGTCGAGTATGTGGGTGAAGATGATATGATGGCACTAGTTAAACGCCATGACATATTCTTTGCAGAGCGAACATGGGACGGTAAGTTCTATAAAATCATGAACAAGCATGGCGAAGAAGTATATCTTTCACGTAACGAGGTGATTGAATATGACGATGCTTAAACCGAGTGAATGGTGTGAGCGTATGTTCGAAAAGACGGGCAACTCTGACTACCTCGAAGTGTACAACCTGTGGAAAGGGAGAGGACTATGAGTAATTTAAACAAAGGGTCACTGGTCAACGGTGACAAGAAGTTCTTCGCAACGGTAGAAGGCCAAGGCCAATCGTTCGAAGTCCCTGTGTTCGCTGTGTCTCTTGAAGAGGCCAACGAGTTAGCTGAGTGGCAATACGTCCCGGCTGGCTTCGCAGTGACACGCATCCGTCCAGACCGAAAGGTTTAATAGGACTCACTATTGGGAGACACATCGTTTCCCACTTTTAACTTTCAGAAACCTCAAAGGAGAAACATCATGGCTTTCAATAAACGTAAAGTATTCACTTCCGCTCGTGGCGTTGCTGAACCTTACTGCTATCTTGCTAAACCAGACTTCGGTAGCGGTGACTTCAAGAACGAACGTGGTGTCTACAAAGTGTCACTGACTGTATCCAACGACGACCCTCGCTGTCAGAAAATGATTGACGAGATTGTCGAAGCCCACGAAACGGATTATGCTGCACGTCTCGAAGAGTACGAAGCTAACCCGCCGAAAGTTGTCAAGGGTAAGAAACCGCTGAAGCCATACGTTGGCGACATGCCTTTCATGGATAACGAAGATGGAACCACTACGTTCAACTTCAAGTGCTACGGCTCGTTCACTGACAAGAAGACTGGTGAGAACAAACCAATCGACTTGGCTATTGTGGACTCCAAAGGTAAGCGCATTCGTGGTGAGCGTCCGGCTATCTCCGGTGGCTCTGAACTGAAGATTAAATACACCCTGTTCCCTTATGGTTGGTCTGCTGTGGCAGGTGCTTCCGTTAAGCTGCAACTGGATTCCGTGATGCTGATTAAGCTGGTAGAGTTCGGTGGTGGTGAGGATGACTGGGCGGATGAAGTCGAAGAAGACGGGTACGAAGCTGATGAAGCACAGACCCGCAAGCCACAAAACGACTCTGGCTGGAATGAAGAACCAGAAGAAGAAGAGGACGATGAAGACGAAGATGGTGACTTCTAATGTCTAAGGGTTATGCAGGTCGAGGCACTCGTGTGGGTGCCTTTCGCTCTGGCTTGGAGGATAAGGTAAGCAAGCAACTCGAAGGGAAGAACATTAAGTTCGACTATGAGCGTTGGCGAGTACCCTATGTTATTCCTGCAAGCAACCATACCTATTGCCCTGACTTCCTGTTACCTAATGGCATCTTTGTGGAAACCAAAGGTCTGTGGGACAGTGAGGACCGCAAGAAACACTTGCTGATTCGTGAACAGTACCCTGAACTTGATGTTCGTATCGTGTTCTCTTCAAGCCGCTCCAAGCTGTACAAAGGGTCTCCGACCAGTTACGGCGAGTGGTGCGAGAAGCATGGCATTCTGTTTGCTGACAAGTTAATTCCAGTTGATTGGCTGAAAGAGCCTTCTAAGGATGTTCCATTCGATAAATTTAAAGAGGTAAAGAAGAAATGAGTAAGGTACAATTCAAACCACGCGCTGTGACAGAAGCAATCTTTGTCCACTGTAGCGCAACCAAAGCGTCCATGAATGTTGGGCTGCGTGAAATCCGTCAGTGGCATAAAGAACAAGGCTGGCTTGATGTAGGCTATCACTTCATTATTCGCCGTGATGGGACAATCGAAGAAGGCCGTCCGGTCGATGTCGTTGGGTCTCACGTTAAGGACTGGAACAGTAAGTCAGTCGGTGTGTGCCTCGTTGGTGGCATTGACGATAAAGGTAAGTTCGAAGCTAACTTTACGCCAGCACAGATGCAGTCTCTTAAAGAGAAACTCGCAGACCTGAAGGACATGTATCCTGATGCAGAAATTAAAGCTCATCATGACGTTGCACCTAAAGCCTGTCCGTCCTTCAACTTGAGCCGCTGGCTGAAGACTGGAGAACTGGTCACAAGCGATTGGGGTTAATATTATGATGATTATCCACGAGATGGGTCTGTACGATTTGATTTATCGCCTCGCGTTCATGCTGGCAATGGTCTACATTCTGACACGTAAGGATTAATAGAACTCACTATGGGAGGACCGAAAGGTTTCTCCCTTTGTTCGCTAAAATTGTATAAGGAGTAATCACTATGCGTAAGCTATTTGGTGAAGCACTTCCGGTGACACTCTTGGTCATCGTCATTATCGTCTGTGGCGCTCTGCGTCCGTTCCTGTAGGAGTCCTATCATGGATATGGAAGAACAACAAGAGAGTATATTTCTCTATCATTTACCTTGTGAGAACTGCGGGTCGTCAGATGGTAACGGAATGTATTCTGATGGGCATCAATATTGTTTCGTATGTCAGAATCATGTGCGTGGCACTGAGGAAACCCGTGAGCAAGTCTCCAAGAAGCGGAAACGCACTTATAATACTGGAGGTGACACAATGTCCAACCTTTTAAACTTTGGGGATTCAGATGGTCGCTACACGAACCTCAAAGCTCGTGGCCTTATGGAAGCTATCTGCCGTAAGTATGGCTATTGGGTAGCGAAGGTCAACGGTGAGATGCTGCAAGTTGCAAACTACTATGATGTTGAGGGAAACCTCGTGGGTCAGAAGGTACGCGACAAGCACAAAGAATTCTCCGCTAAGGGGAAACTTAAAGCTGACCTATTGTTCGGTAAGCAGTTATGGAATGGTGGCAAGAAGATTGTTGTGACAGAAGGTGAGATTGATTGCTTGACTGTAGCGCAACTTCAAGAAGGGAAGTATCCCGTTGTGAGTCTACCTATGGGTGCTCAAGCCGCAAAGAAAACATGTGCTGCCAACTATGAATACTTTGACCAGTTCGATGAGATTATCCTGATGTTCGACATGGATGAGCCGGGTCGAAAGGCTATCGAAGAATGTGCTCCTGTCCTACCTAGCGGGAAAGTCAGGGTCGCTGTACTGCCTCTTAAGGATGCCAACGAGTGTTTACTCAATGGACAAGCCAAAGCAGTAACCGACCAGATTTGGAATGCGCAACCTTGGGTGCCAGATGGTGTTGTCTCTGCTGTGTCACTCAAAGACCGTGTGCGTGAAGCTATGGTCAAAGAGGAAACAACAGGTCTACTCTTCACGGGCCAACCGAAGCTCAACGACATGACGCTGGGTGCTCGTGGTGGTGAAGTCATCATGGTCACTTCAGGTTCCGGTATGGGTAAGTCAACATTCGTCCGTCAACAGATGCTCATGTGGGGCAAGGGCGGTGCGAAGGTAGGCTTGGCAATGCTGGAGGAAGCCGTAGAGGAAACCGTTCAGGACTTAATGGGCTTGAACAACCACGTCCGTTTACGTCAAGACAAAGAACTCAAGATGAGAATCTTAGAGGACGGTCGTTTCGATGAATGGTACGATGCCTTATTTAACACAGACATGTTCCACCTGTATGATTCCTTTGCGGAGTCACAGGAAGACCGTCTGTTTGCGAAGCTGGCCTATATGGTCGATGGCTTGGACTGTAACGTCATCCTGCTTGACCATATTTCTATTGTGGTCTCCGGGATGGAAGATAACTCTGATGAGCGTAAGACGATTGACCGATTGATGACCAAGCTGAAAGCCTTTGCGAAGACTAAAGGTGTGGTCGTTGTGGTAATCTGTCACCTCAAGAATCCTGAGAAGGGGAAAGCACATGAAGAAGGTCGTCCTGTTAGTATTACTGACCTGCGTGGCTCTGGCGCACTACGTCAACTTAGTGATACCATCATTGCCTTGGAGCGTAACCAGCAAGGTGACTATCCTAATCTTGTCCAGTTGCGTGTTCTCAAGTGTCGTTTTACTGGCGATACTGGCGTGGCTGGACACATGGCCTACAACAAAGAAACAGGCTGGCTTGAACCGACTGCATCACCTGAAGATGAAGGAGATGGAGATAGCGGCTGGGAACCAGAAGACGATGGTCAAGACTTCTAAGTGCCAATGTCCGGCATGTGACTGGTCATCTCCGTATAGCAGCCACTAATACAACTCACTAAGGGGACAGACACTCTGTTCCCACTTATCAATCCGCTTAAGGAGAATCACAATGTTTAAATTCATCAATACTCTTGGTAAGCTGGTAGTTAAAATGTACTTCCGTGAAGCTAAACGTCTTAACGACAAGGCACGTAAGGACGCTGCACAGGCTCAACGCTTGGCTAAACAGGCGCGTCTGCTGTCTGAAGATGCAAGTGCTGGAGTAACGTCTGCTGCTAAGATTGCAGCTAAAGCAACCGACCTCAACAAATTCTTCCTGTAAGGAGTGACACATCATGGCTATTAAATTCCCCGGTAACACTATCCGTCTGTCCGACACCATCGACCAGTATGCTCGTCGAGTTCACATCAATGTCCGCAATGGCAAGGTCACTTTGGTCTACCGTTGGAAAGACCATAAGTCCACCAAGGCGCACACACAGCGTGTAACTTTGGATGACACACAGGCAGGTCGTCTGCTGGCTTCCGTTGCTGTAGCTGCTACTGTGGCTGTAGGTGAAGACAAGACTCGTGAACTTCTGCTGTCCAAAGTGGCTGGCGAAGAGGGCATGGTGCTGTCTGCGAAGTCTGGAATCTAAAAGAGTTAAACTAAAGGTCATCTTAACGGATGGCCTTAGTGATTAACTTTTGTATGAAATCTATTCAACTCACTAATGGGAGACCAACACTATGCGTAATCGTAACGTAATCGAAGCTGAAATCGCTAAACTGGAAGCAGAACTGGCAGACGTTAAAGAGTATGAATGTGCTCGTGACTCCGCTGTCCACATTCTGAAGAACTTAGGGTGGACCCGCAAGTACGGTAAATGGGTCAAACCAGTAGCCAAGTGTGGTAGCGTTGGTATGCAGACTTTCGATGCAGACAAGATGACCCACATCAAGGTTGGGGACTTCTGTACCTCCACCAGCAACGCAGACATTTGGTATGTCCGTAAGGTCGAAGGGACTGACATTTGGTGTTCCCGTGTGACACGTATTGACGCAATGGGTACAGTCGCTGGTATTCAGTACCACAAGATGAACCACAAGAACCTGCGTGTGATTGACCCGAAGAACTTCATGGGCTACCGTAAATCTACATCTTAAGGAGTAAACACAATGTTACTATCCGACATCGAAACAAACGGGTTGCTGCACAACGTTAGTCAATTTCACTGTGCGGTGACTTACGACTACACAACTGACCAGTACATCCGTTATCGACCTGATGACTTTGGGGCATACATTGATGCACTCGAAGCTGAGGTTGCTCGTGGTGGTCTCATTGTGTTTCACAACGGGCACAAGTATGACGTTCCTGTTATCGAGAAGCTGGCAAAGCTGATTCTTAATCGTGACGTTAAGTTCCCGAAAGAGAACGTCTTGGACACCTTAGTGATGTCCCGACTGATTTACTCTAACATCAAAGACACCGATGCTGGTCTGCTCCGTGCTGGCAAGCTGCCGGGTCAACGATTTGGGTCTCACGCTCTGGAAGCATGGGGCTACCGCTTAGGTGAAATGAAGGGTGAGTACAAGGACGACTTTAAGAAGTCACTGGAAGAGTCTGGTGATGAATACGAAGACGGGATGGAGTGGCTGTTCTTCAACGAAGACATGATGGAATATAACGTTCAAGACGTTGTAGTCACCAAGGCACTCTTTGAGAAACTGTGTAGTAACACTTTCTATTTCCCTAACGAGACACCCGCTGGAAGCACAGAAGCAGACCGTTTCTGGAATGGTAGCATTGAGGCTGTCAAACTGGAACATGATGCTGCATGGTTGTTAGCTAAGATGGAACGTAACGGTTTTCCTATTGACATCAAGTCCTTAGAGAATCTCTACGCTGAACTGGCTGGTCGCCGTGGTGAACTGCTGGTCGAACTGACCAACACTTTCGGCTCATGGTATCAGGCCAAGGGTGGCGTTGAAGCATTCCGTCATCCGAGAACTGGCAAGCCTCTCACTAAGTACCCTCGTGTGAAGTATCCGAAACAGGGCGGCATCTTTAAGAAGCCGAAGAACAAGAAGCAACGTGAAGGTCTGGAACCTTGTGAACTGGACACTCGTGATTATGTAGAGGGCGCACCATATACGCCTGTAGAGCACGTTGTGTTTAACCCTGCCAGTCGTGACCACATCACTCGTGTGCTTACCAAAGCTGGCTGGGTGCCAGTTGAGTTCACTCCTAGTGGTGCACCAAAGGTAGACGATGAGGTCTTAGAGCACGTTAAGGTAGACGACCCTGACGCACAGCGTTGCATTGAGTTGATTAAAGAATACCTTATGATTCAGAAGCGTATCGGTCAGGTTGCTGAAGGTGATAACGGCTGGCTCCGAATGATTGGAGACGATGGACGTATTCACGGAAGCGTTAACCCGAACGGTGCGGTAACTGGTCGTGCAACTCATAGCTTCCCTAACGTGGCACAGGTGCCTTCAATCCGTGCTGCATATGGTGAACCTTGTCGTGCTGCTTTCGGTGCCGAGCATAACCTGAAAGACGGTAAGCCAGACCCTTGGATTCAAGTTGGTGTGGATGCGTCCGGCCTTGAGCTACGTTGCTTGGGCCACTTCATGTATCGTTATGATGAGGGTGAGTACGTTGAGACTATCCTCACTGGTGACATCCATACGAAGAACCAATTGGCTGCTGGTCTGCCTACTCGTGATAACGCTAAGACGTTTATCTATGGGTTCCTCTATGGTGCTGGTGCTGCGAAGATTGGACAGATTATTGGTGGTACTGCCGAAGATGGTAAGCGACTCATCAAGAACTTCCTTGAGCAAACTCCGGCTATCGCTGCGTTACGTGAAGCAATCACAGGGACACTCGTCAAGGACTCTAAGTGGGTTGGTGGTGAACAGAAAGTAACTTGGAAACGCCGTTGGGTTCGAGGCTTGGATGGTCGTAAAGTACACGTCCGTAGTCCTCACGCTGCGTTGAACACCTTGTTGCAGTCTGCTGGTGCTCTGATTTGTAAACTGTGGATTGTTGAGACTGAACGTCTGTTGCTGGAAGCTGGCCTTAAGCATGGCTGGGATGGTGACTTTGCGTACATGGCTTGGGTCCACGATGAGATTCAGGTAGCTGCACGTACTCAAGAGATTGCAGATAAGATTGTCGAGTTGGCACAGCAAGCAATGCGCAATGTTGGAGACCACTTTAACTTTAGATGTCAGTTAGATACCGAAGGTAAGACTGGCGCTAACTGGAAAGATTGTCACTAATAGGAGGCCACTTATGGCATGGCGATACAGGATTCGAGAAGTCAGAATGACTACAGGTGAGACTTTATATTACCCGCAGTTCTGTCATGAGTGGTTCCCGTTCTGGTGCCACTTTAAGGACTACCCGGAAGAACGTAAGGTGTCATTCACTTATTACAGCGAGGCACTTGAGTTCGTCAACGAGTCTAAATCAAATGATGAACCTGAAGTAAAACAGGTTGTCAAGAATCACTATCTTTAAGGAGAAATATCATGGCTATTACTAAACGTTTTAAAGTATCATTCGAAGTTACTGCTGTAATCGATAGCGAGTCTGAGAACAACCTGAATGATGTACTCGTAGACATCGCTAAGAAAGCTGCCACTGGTGAGGAACTTAACCCGTTTAAACGGGAGTTGCTAGTTCAGGGTCTAACCTATGGTCCAGAAGGTGCTGCCACATTCTGTATCAAGCAGGCTCTTCGCAATTTTATTAGGGAGGGCCACAGCGAAATGAGTTCAACCGAGAGAAAGCTCATGCGATTCTCCCCAGCAACTATTCGTGAGGTGAAGTAATGGGTGATTATCTACGTGTACTGGCGGCTATCAAAAGCTGCCCTAAGACCTTTCAGTCTAACTATGTGCGCAACAATGCGTCACTTGTGGCTGAGGCTGCGAGTCGTGGCCATATCTCTTGCCTATCAGTCGATGGGCGTAATGCTGGCGCTTGGGAAGTAACAGGTTCTGGTGTCCGTTTCCTGAAGAAGATGGGAGGTTGTGTATGAGCGCTCTTACACTGAAGGAGTTCTATGAGATTCGCCAAGGTAAATCCGATAAGGGTGTTCTCGTAATGGATGGTGACTGGCTGGTATTCCAGTCGATGGCTGCAAGCGAAGTAGAGACCGATTGGGGAGATGATGTGTGGACCTTAGAGTGTGACCACGGGAAAGCATGGAACATTCTGGTTGACTCTATCAAGTCCTATGCGAGCCGTAAGAAGGCTTGGCGTGATGCACCCATCGTGTTGGCCTTCACTGACTCTGTGAACTGGCGTAAGGAACTGGTGGACCCAACCTACAAGGAGAACCGTAAGGCATCCCGTAAGCCTGTAGGCTACCGTGCGTTCGTCGAGCGTGTTCAAGCCTGTGAGGACTGGACGTCTATCCTTGAGCCTCGCTTAGAGGGTGATGACGTAATGGGAATCATTGGGTCTGGTGCTAAACATTTTGGTTTCAAGAAGGCTGTGCTGGTCTCCTGTGATAAGGACTTTAAGACCATCCCTGATTGTGACTTCTTGTGGTGCACTACTGGTAACATCTTGACTCAAGACCAGACGACTGCCGACTACTGGCACATCTATCAGACCATTAAAGGTGACTTGACAGATGGCTATGGTGGCATTCCGGGCTGGGGCGAGACTACCGCTGAGTGGCTGGAGAACCCGTATGCCTTTGAACAGGTTGAGAAAACTTTCAAGTCTGGTGCCCGTAAGGGTCAGACAGTCCTCGAATGGAAGAAGGTTGACATGGGAGACCGAACCTTGTGGGAAGCGATTGTGACACTTGGCGCGAAAGCTGGGATGACCGAGCAGGAAATCATTAAGCAGGGCCAGATGGCTCGCATCCTTCGTTTCGAAGAGTACAACTTTATCGACAAGGAGATTTACCTATGGTCGCCGGAACAGTTGCGCTCGTGATGTTCACAGTCGTATCCTTCTCTATGGTGTGGGCCGCGTTTACAGCTAAGAGTGTGTAACTCTAGGCATTCTTCTCTACAGTGAAATTAATACGACTCACTATTGAGAGGGGTGCCTATATGATACCTACTTTAAGTTCTAACTTTAAGGAGAACATTAATTATGTTAACCCCTATTAAGAAGTACATGGAGAACCCACAAGATATTCCTGATGTGCCTCGTGCAACTATGGAGTACCTTCAGGTTCAATATAACGCTGGATATGCTATGCAGTCTGGTCTAGTCAACCGATTGAAACAGGCTGGGTGGTCTGAAAGCTACATCGCTGGGTTCCTCGCGGGTCTCAACTATGCGTCTCAAACCTTAGACGACATGGAGGCAATCCGTAAGGAACAGGCAGATTCGTAAGGAGGTCTTATGTGCTTTTCACCAAAGATTAAGACACCTAAAGTGGATACAAACCAAGTCCGTGCGGTAGACCCTGCACCACTTACTGAGGAACCGAAAGGCATCCTCTTTGGTGGAGACGATGATACCGAGAAGGACACCGGAACCTCTTCTGAGGTGCCAACTGGTGGCAAGAAGTCACTGAAGGTGAAACTGGATGACTCCGTTGAGAAATCCAAGAAGGCTGATAATTCGGCTAAGAATAAGTCCAAGTCTGGTATTCGTACCAGTGTCTTTAAGAAGAAATGACTAGGAGGAGTTCGGTAAATGATAACAGCACATAAGTGCACAGAACGTGCGGCAGCTATTGTCTGGACTGTGGCGCACTTAGGGTTGCCAGAAGGGTTCACTACGTTAAGCGAGTACGCTGACTACGTGGATGGGCTTATGGATGACGCTGGGTACGAAGAGTTCTACTTTAAGAACGCCAATGGTTATCCTGTGGCTTATGTAGCGCTCTGTATCAGCAACGACATACACCATAAGGGTGACATATTGGACATAACCAATATCGTCCTTAAGCCACGCTCTGGGTATGCACCTTGGGTCTGGCGCTGGGTGTTAGCTGAGGCGACTCGTAGAGGTTGCCAGTGGGTCTCCCGTTGTGTGCATGAACACGATGGGTCAATTCGAAACGTATTCAAGAGGGTATAATCATGGGTAAGAAGATTAAGAAGGTAGTTAAGAAGACTGTTCGTAAAATCACTAAGCCAGTAGAGAAGGCTGTTAAGGGGACTGTGGGTGCGTTAGCTGGAGGCGGTGAACCAGATGTTAAGGTTGTGGAACAAGCTGCTCCAGTGGCTGCTCCTGTTGCCGCACAGATTATCGAGCCGCCAAGTAAAGACGAAGTGGATACTGATGATGAGGCACAAACCGAATCTGGCAAGAAGAAAGCACGTTCGGGTGGTAAGAAATCCCTGAGTGTCGCTCGCAGTTCTGGCGGTGGTCTGAATATCTAATTAAGGAGGCACTATGGCAAGCTCACAGAAACGTGAAGGCTTCGCGGAGAATGGTGCCAAGGCGGTGTATGACTCATTGAAGAACGACCGGAACTCCTATGAGACCCGTGCGGAAAACTGTGCGAAGTACACCATCCCTTCGTTGTTCCCTAAAGACTCCGACAACGCCTCTACTGACTATACCACTCCGTGGCAAGCAGTTGGTGCTCGTGGCTTGAACAACTTGGCCTCTAAGCTCATGCTCGCTCTGTTCCCTATGCAGACGTGGATGAAGCTAACCATCTCTGAGTTCGAAGCGAAACAATTGGTTAAACAACCAGCCGAACTAGCGAAGGTCGAAGAAGGACTCTCAATGGTCGAGCGAATCTTGATGAACTACATCGAGTCCAACTCGTACCGTGTGACACTCTTTGAGACCCTCAAGCAGTTAGTCGTTGCAGGTAACGCTCTACTCTACATTCCTGAGCCTGAAGGTGCTTACAATCCCATGAAGTTATACCGCCTGTCTTCTTATGTTGTCCAACGAGACGCATTCGGCACGGTACTACAGATTGTGACTTTGGATAAGACTGCTTATGCAGCACTACCCGAAGACGTAAGAAACTCTATGGACTCCGGTCAGGAACATAAAGGCGACGAAATGATTGATGTGTACACACACATTTATCTTGACGAAGAATCTGGTGAGTACCTCAAGTACGAAGAGATTGATGGCGTTGAAGTTGATGGCACAGATGCTTCTTATCCGGTGGACGCTTGTCCGTATATCCCGGTTCGCATGGTGCGTATTGACGGAGAGTCATATGGTCGTTCTTACTGTGAGGAATACTTAGGTGACTTACGGTCCCTTGAGAACCTCCAAGAAGCTATCGTTAAGATGTCAATGATTAGTGCAAAGGTTATCGGCTTGGTTAACCCGGCTGGTATCACACAGGTTCGTCGTTTGACCAAAGCACAGACTGGTGACTTCGTGTCTGGTCGTCCAGAAGACATCTCGTTCCTTCAGTTGGAAAAGGCTGCTGACTTCTCTGTAGCGAAAGCTGTGAGTGAACAGATTGAAGGTCGACTTTCCTATGCCTTTATGTTGAACTCTGCGGTACAGCGTACTGGTGAGCGTGTGACTGCCGAAGAGATTCGTTATGTTGCATCTGAACTCGAAGATACCCTTGGTGGTGTCTATTCGATTCTCTCACAGGAACTTCAGTTGCCTATGGTCCGTGTCCTGCTGAAACAACTTCAAGCAACCGAGCAGATTCCTGAGTTACCGAAAGAGGCCGTTGAGCCAACTATCAGTACCGGGATGGAAGCATTGGGTCGCGGTCAAGACCTTGATAAGCTGGAACGTTGTATCGCCGCATGGTCCGCTCTGGCTCCTATGCAGCAAGACCCGGACATCAACATTGCGACCATTAAGTTGCGCATTGCGAACGCTATCGGCATTGACACTTCTGGCATCCTTAAGACACCTGAAGAGAAACAACAGGAGATGGCTGAGGCTGCACAAAGCACGGCTATGGAGAACGCTGCTGCGTCTGCTGGTGCTGGTGCTGGTTCTCTCGCTACAGCAAGTCCTGAGAACATGCAAGCTGCTGCTGAACAGGCAGGTATGGTTCCAAATTAATACGACTCACTAATGGGAGAGACAAACAGTCCTCCCTTTGAGTTCTAAATTTCATTATCAAAGGAGATACAAATATGGCTGGTGAATCTAATGCTGACGTTTACGCATCTTTCGGTGTGAACTCTGCGGTTGTTGGCGGGTCTACTCCGACTGACCACGAACAGGCAATGCTTGAACTTGATGTTGCTGCCCGTGATGGCGATGACTCCATTGAGTTAGCACACAGTGACGACCCTTATGGTAGTAATGACCCGTTTGGTGAAGAGGACGAAGACCGCACTGAGATTCGTATCTCCACTGAGGGTGAACCTGAAGTAACCGAAGAAGGTGAAATTGACTATGAAGAAGGCTCCGAAGAGTTTGAACCAGTTGGTGACGTTCCAGATGAACTGAATGAAGCCTCAAGTCAACTCGAAGAGCACGAAGCAGGGTTCGAAGAGATGGTCACTCAGGCTGCCGAACGTGGTCTGTCAGAAGAAACCATTGTCCGAATCCAACAGGAATATGGCGAAGATGGTCTGTCCGAAGAGTCCTATGAAGAACTGGCTAAAGCTGGTTACTCTAAGTCCTTCGTTGACTCCTACATCCGTGGTCAGGAAGCTCTGGTAGAACAGTATGTTCAGTCCGTTATGGAGTATGCTGGTGGTGAAGCACAGTTCCAAGCAATCTACAATCACCTCGAAGTGTCCAACCCGGATGCTGCCGAGTCTCTGATTAGTGCCTTGGAGAATCGTGACCTCGCAACAGTTAAGGCTATCGTTAATCTCGCTGGTGCAAGCCGTGCGAAGACTTTCGGTAAACCTGCTGCCCGTAGTATCTCTAAACGTGCCGTACCTGCTGCACCTGTACGCACCAAACAGTCTGGCTTTGAGTCACAGGCTGAGATGATTGCTGCAATGTCCGACCCTCTCTATCGTCACGACAGTAAGTTCCGTGCGGAAGTCGAGCGCAAGATGATGTACAGTCAGTTCTAAAATTAATACGACTCACTATTGGGAGAGACATTACGTTCTCCCACTTTGAGTGATACACAATGAGAACCAACTCGTTTCAAGTAGTACCTCACATTTAAACTTTTATCATAAATCAACAGAAGGAGATTCAACATGGCTAACATGACTGGTGGACAACAGATTGGTAAGGACCAAGGTAAAGGCATGAGCGCTGGTGATAAACTGGCTCTGTTCCTGAAGGTCTTCGGCGGTGAAGTTCTGACTGCATTTACCCGTACCTCCGTAACTATGAACAAACACCTCGTGCGTTCTATTCAGTCCGGTAAGTCCGCGCAGTTCCCTGTGCTGGGTCGTACCAAAGCTGCTTATCTGCAACCGGGTGAGAACCTCGATGACAAACGTAAAGACATGAAGCACACTGAGAAGACCATTAACATTGATGGCCTGCTGACTGCTGACGTTCTGATTTACGACATCGAAGACGCAATGAACCACTATGACGTGCGTTCCGAATATACCGCTCAGTTGGGTGAGTCTCTGGCTCTGGCTGCTGATGGCGCAGTTCTGGCTGAAATGGCTAAATTGTGTAACCTTCCGGCTGCTTCCAACGAGAACATCGCTGGCTTGGGTACTGCAAGTGTTCTGGAAGTAGGCACTGCGGCTGACCTGCAAGGCGACCAAGTTAAGCTGGGTCAGGCTATCATTGCACAGTTGACTCTGGCTCGTGCCCGTCTGACTAAGAACTATGTTCCGTCTGCGGACCGTACCTTCTATACCACTCCTGATAACTACTCTGCTATTCTGGCGGCTCTGATGCCTAACGCTGCAAACTATCAGGCACTGATTGACCCGGCAACTGGTTCTATCCGCAACGTAATGGGCTTCGAAGTTATTGAAGTTCCACATTTGACCGCTGGTGGTGCTGGTAATGACCGTGAAGATGTAACTTCTGAACAGAAACACGCATTCCCTGCGACTGCTACTGGTAACGATAAAGTTGCTCTGGACAATGTGGTCGGTCTGTTCTGCCACCGCTCTGCCGTTGGTACTGTTAAGTTGAAAGATATGGCGCTGGAACGTGCTCGTCGTGCTAACTATCAGGCTGACCAGATTATCGCTAAGTACGCGATGGGTCACGGTGGTCTGCGTCCTGAAGCAGTAGGTGCGCTGGTTTTCACAGCGGCTTAACTTCTCGCAAACTCGTAGGGGACACTGAGTCTCCTACTGAAGTTGAGCAAGAGCTAACGCCACAACAGAAAGCTGCTCGTACCCGTGCTGCTAACAAGGCGGCGAAACTGGCTGCTGAACATTAAGTAAACTATATGAAACCCCTTGGGTGCCTTCGCGGGTGCTTGAGGGGTTTTTTCGCTACAAGGAGGATACACTATGCGTTCCTATGAAACTACCCTAGAGACGGGAGAAGAGTTGTCTGCTATAAATGACATCTTGGCATCTATCGGTGAATCGCCTGTCTCCACTTTGGAGGGTGATGCTAACGCTGATGTTGCTAACGCGCGTCGAGTGCTTAATAAGATTAACCGTCAGATTCAGTCAAAGGGATGGACGTTCAACATTGAGGAAGGCCAACAGTTGCTCCCTGATGTGTTTAATGGATTGATTCCGTACATGTCCGACTACCTGTCTGTACTCTCTGAAGGTGGAGCGACTGCCTATGTGAACCGTGGTGGATACGTCTTTGACCGGACCACTGGTACTGATGTATTTCAGAACCCTATCACAGTGACCATTATCAAACTGAGAGAGTTCTATGAGATGCCTGAATGCTTTCGCCATTGGATTGTCACTAAGGCCGCTCGTCAGTTCAACAACCGATTCTTTGGTGCGCCTGAGATTGACGCGGTGTTAGCTGAAGAAGAACAGGAAGCGAAGATGCAATGTCACGAGTATGAACTGGACTTTGGTGGCTTCAACATGCTTGATGGCGATGCCTTCACTGGTGGTCTGCTGTCTCGTTAATAACAACATAAGGAGGTCTCTAATGGCTCTTATTTCACAATCAGTAAAGAACCTGAAAGGCGGTATCAGCCAACAGCCAGACATCTTAAGGTTCCCGGAACAAGGTGCCGAGCAGATTAATGGCTGGTCTTCTGAGACTGAAGGTTTACAGAAGCGTCCACCCACAGTGTTCACTGCGACACTTGGTGGATATACTCACCTATCATGGCAGGGCAGAAAGCCACTAATTCACCTAATCAATCGCGACCAGAATGAGCGTTACTATGTGTCATTCCATGGTGCTGGGATTAGGGTTCACACTCTCGATGGACGCGAGGTAGAGGTACGCGGGGATATGTCTTATGTGACCTGTCAGAACCCAAGGGACGACCTAAGAATGGTCACTGTGGCTGACTATACATTTATTGTAAATCGCAATGCCATTGTCCGTGGTAATGGACAGATTAACTACAACCTCCGTGAAGATGGTGATGCCTTGATTAGCATTCGAGGAGGTCAGTACGGGCGTACATTCACTATCAACATCAATGGTGCTGTGGTGGAATACAAGATTCACAATGGTGTTGGTGCAGGTGCTGAACAGGCTGTGCAGGAGACAGATGCACAATGGCTGGTTCATAAGATGATTGAACAGCTACGTGCTCACCCTAACCTGAAGCCTTGGACGTTCAACGCAGGCTCCGGGTTTATCCATGTGATTGCCCCTAATACTGATAATATTCGTTCTATCGCCACAAACGATGGCTACGGAAATACCCTGATGAATGTAGTGATGCACCAATCTCAAAGTTTCTCAAAGCTGCCCATCGAGGCTCCTAATGGATATACGGTGAAGATTGTTGGGGACACTTCTAAGACTTCAGACCAGTTCTATGTTCAGTATGATGCGACCCGTAAAGTCTGGAAGGAAGTTGCTGGATGGGGTATTGAGTCTGGCTTCAATAATGCCACGATGCCTCATGCTCTTGTAAGGGAAGCTGATGGGCACTTTGAGTTGAAACAATTAAATTGGGCGGGGCGCACCGCTGGGGATGATAACACAAACCCATTCCCGTCAATCAAGGACTCCACGATTAACGATGTGTTCTTCTTCCGTAACCGCTTAGGGTTCCTCGCTGGTGAGAACATTGTGATGTCCCGCACTTCCAAGTATTTCTCACTGTTCCCTGCGTCAGTGGCTAACCTAAGTGATGATGACCCGATTGACGTGGCTGTATCACACAACCGTATCTCAGTCCTGAAGTACGCTGTACCGTTCTCCGAAGAGTTACTCCTATGGTCAGACCAAGCACAGTTCGTGTTATCTGCTCAAGGCATACTTTCCCCGAAGACTGTAGAGTTGAACTTAACTACCGAGTTCGATGTGTCAGACCGAGCGAGACCTTATGGGATTGGTCGAGGGATTTATTTCGCATCACCTCGCGCCAGCTACACGAGTCTTAACCGTTACTATGCGGTTCAGGACGTTAGTTCTGTTAAGTCTGCGGAGGACATGAGTGCTCACGTTCCTAGCTATATCCCTAACGGTGTGTTCTCCATTCGTGGCTCCGGGACTGAGAACTTCGTGTCAATCCTTTCGGCCTCCGCTCCGAGTAAGATATTCATATATAAATTCCTTTACTTGAACGAGGAAATTGCTCAACAGTCATGGTCACATTGGGACTTCGGTGAAGGCGTTGAGGTGCTTGCGGCTGACTCTATCGGCTCAACAATGTATATCTTGGCGAGAAACAAATCGCACACCTACATGTGCCGACTCAACTTCACTAAGAACTCAATCGACTTTGGGGACGAGCCATACCGACTATATGTGGACCATAAGACGAGGATTAGCATTAGTCCAGAAGCCTATGATGACGATTTGTATCGTACTCGCATCTTCATGACAGACCACTATGGGATGAACTTCTGGACTGGTGACATTTATGTAGTGGCTCTCGATGGACAGGTCCACAAGTTCTCACCGCCAGATGGGGGATGGCCTACCGGACACCCTGAGATTTACCTCAATGGCGATTGGGGAAACCAAGAAGTGTTCGTGGGGTTCGCCATTCCGTTCCGCTATGTGTTCTCCAAGTTCCTCATTAAGAAAGCCGCTGATGATGGTTCTACAGCTACTGAGGACATTGGTCGCTTACAGCTTCGCCGCGCATGGGTTAACTATGAGGACTCTGGTGCATTCACCGTTGAGGTAGAGAATACATCGCGACTCTTCAGTTATGAAATGGCAGGTGCTCGCTTAGGTTCCAATGCGTTACGTGTTGGTGGACTTAACGTTGGGACTGGTCAGTTCCGCTTCCCTGTGGCTGGCAATGCACAGTTGAACGAGGTTCGTATTATCTCCGACCACACGACACCACTTAACGTGATTGGCTGTGGATGGGAAGGTAACTACTTGCGTCGTTCTTCTGGTATCTAAATGAAAACACCCCGACTCAATAAGTGAACAATACGACTCACTATTGGGAAGGGGGGTTTATACTATAGGAGAGAAACTCTATGTTAATAATCAGACCTACCAAAGAAACAGACTTCGAGAGATTCACACCGTCACCGGAAGACATCGCTGAGGCAAAAGCCTACGGCATTGAACCTAGCTTTCCACCAGCCTCTGAGTGTGTCACTATGTCACTTCATGGGATGCCTGTGGCTATCGGTGGTAACTGTGGGGACCAAGTGTGGTTCGTAACGTCTGCCCGTGTGTGGAAATTGAGTATGAAGACCCGAAGAGAGTTCCGAAAGCTCATTCTGGAATATCGTGATATCATGCTCAAACAGTATCCGATTATCTGGAACTACGTTTGGGTCGGCAACAAGTCCCACATTAGGTTCTTGAAGTCCATCGGTGCGGTGTTCCATAATGAGTTTACTGGTGACAGTAATCAATTCCAACTATTCACAATAGGAGGTTAACTATGTGCTGGGTTGAGGCAATCCCCATTGCAATGCAAGGCACTTCCATGCTTATGGGTGGTATACAAGCTAATCATGCAAAGGCTGCACAGATTGACCAAGGTCGTCGTCAAAGCTGGCAGATGATAAAGGAGATGAACTATAACGACGCTAACCTAAAGTTAGAATCTCGTGACCTAATCGACTCTACTGTCCAAGACTTGACTCAAGCCAACATGAACCGAGTGAGGAACATGGGGACTATCCGAGCGGCTATCGGTGAGGGAATGCTTGAAGGTAACTCTATGGAACGTGTAGCTCGCATTACTGAGGGTGACTTCCTTCGAGAGTCTCAAGGTCTCACTGAGAACTACAAACGTGACTACAGTGTCATCTTAGGGAAGCGTATTGCTAACCGAGAGAACACAGTGAGTCAAATCAATGAAATCAACAAGTCTGCACCTAAGCTGAAAAGCAAGAAGTCAATACTTCTGGACGCTCTGGTAGCGGCTGGGGCTTCTGCTGGGGCTGCTGCTGCAAGTGGGGCTTTCGATAGCAAGACTCCGAACAAGCCTGCTCCAATTGTTGCCGCTAAAGGCACTAAGACCGGGAGGTAATAAATAATGAGTAAGTTAGCACAAGCATTGGGTGGCATGAACGCTCCGTCTACTAGTCGTCTGCGTGGCACTGGTCGTGTGGAAGTGAAGGCTGCAACCGTCTATGAAGACCCTAAGTATGCCGAGAAGTCTAAGCTGATTGGCACTGTAGGTAAACTTGCTGAGATGGGTGCGGATGCCTACATGAAGTATGACCAGCGCCAGAAGGACAAAGCAGACGAGCGCTCTAACGAGATTATTCGTAAGCTGACTCCAGAACAGCGCCGTGAGGCCATTAAGAACGGAACCCTGTTATATCAGGATGACCCATACGCGATGGAAGCACTTAAGATTAAGACTGGTCGTAACGCTGCATACCTCGTAGATGACGAAGTGGCACAGAAGGTTAAGAACGGTGAGTTCCGTACTCGTCAGGAGTTGGAAGAGTTCCGTCATAGCCGACTACAAGAAGCCGCTAAGAACTATGCGGAACAGTTCGGTATTGACGAGACTGATGAGTTCTATCAGAAGGGATTCAACTCTGACATCACTGAACGTAACATCGCCCTCTATGGTGCTCACGATAACTTCCTGAGTGACCAAGCTAAGAAGGGTGCTGTCATCAACAGTCGCGTAGAGTTAAACTCTGTGTTGAACGACCCGGAAACCCTACGTTCTCCGTATGCTGGTGAGTTCTTTGAGAACTACTTCACCGCTGGATTGACGACCGGAAGTATCCCTAGTGATGACCAAGCGTTCACCATGATTAGCCAAGGTCTCTCTGACGTGGTTAACCGTGAGGGTGGTGGGCAGTTCCTCCAACAGATTGAGAACCGTAAGGTAAAACTGCATGGCAAGGAGACTACCTTCAAGGAACTGATGGGTGCCGAACAGTGGAATAACTTGATGGTCAAGGCTCAGCATAATGAGTTCCAATTGAATGCCAAGAAGACCGAAGCGTTCCAACTCAATGTGAACTCTGCGTTGAACCAAGAGAACGTGAACACTGGCTGGGAACAACTACAGTCCATCAAGGCAGAACTGGATAAACTGCAACCGGGTGAAGAGATGACACCTGAACGTCAGGCTCTAATCAGCGCACAGACGCAGATGCAGGACCGCATGAAGCGAGAGACCGCTGAGTTAGCCAAGGAAATGGATAAGCAACAGAAGTCCATGAACAAGATGAACGTCATCGACGCACAGTTCCAGAAGCGACTCAATGGTCAATATGTGTCTACTGCGTATGGCGATATGCCAACCAACGAGAACACTGGTGAGTTCACTCATAGTGATATGGTTAACTACGCTAACAAGAAGCTGGCTGACATTGATGCTATGAACATCCCTAATGAACAGAAGGACCGAATGAAGCTGGACTACCTCAAGGCTGACTCCGAGAAGGGCGCTTTCCGTACTGCGGTTGGTGAACTGATTGGTGACGCTGAGAAGGAATGGACGTCCGCTGTGATTAACGGGAAGATGCCAGAAGGTGGCGGTGTGGCTCTCAATGCCCTACGTCGCGTTCGTAATGCTGACCCTGAGTTATTCGCTGCGTTATATCCTGATAAGGCTGAGATGTTCCTCACTATGGACATGATGGACAACCTAGGGATTGACCCTCAGTTTCTCTTAGATGCTGACAAGGCTCAAAAGTCTCTTACCAAAGAGATGCGATACGAGGATGACAAGGCATGGGCCTCCCTCATGAACAACTCACTGTCTCCTGAGATTAAGTATATGCCGTCAACTCTCCAGAATGGTGCTCGTAAGATTTACGACTCCGTTAAGTACCGTACAGGTAACCCAGACATGGCAGTGCAACAGGTCGATAAGTTTCTCAAAGAGAACACAACGACTCTCACTGCTGATGGTGTTGATGGTGATACCATCGGTGTCTTGACGAGAAACTCTTTGCGTGTGACTGATGACCCGGACTCTTGGAAACAAGGTAAGGACATTATCGATGCAGCCGCTAAGAAAATAGCTGAGACAAACCCTTGGGTTACCAACAAGCAACTCACTGTGTTCGAGCGTGGTGGCTCTATCTACCTGATGGATACAACCGGACAGATTAACATTCGGTACGACAAGCAGTTGCTCTCGAAGATGTACCAAGAGAACCAAGCGAAGCTGGACGAGGAAGCCCGTAACAAGGCACTCAAAGATGCCAACAAGCGAACCCTACATACACGAGCTATGAACCGCAAGCGTGAACGTGAAGCTAAGAAGCCTAAACGCTCTGGCAGCATGTACGATAGCGTGAGTGGCAAGGGTATTCTGGATACGCTGACTGGTAAAGACTAACAGACCACGATAGGAGGTTCCAAGTGGATAAGTATAACCCGAACGAACCGCATGAATATGATGCGTTATTTCAACAAGCTGCTGACACACATGGAGTCTCCTACGGCCTTCTTCGGAAGGTCGGTTGGGTAGAGTCCCGATTCAAACCTACGGCCCAATCACCAACAGGGCCACGGGGTGTCATGCAGTTCACTAAGGCAACTGGTCAGGCTTACGGCCTACAGTCTGATGAGGACTTCAACGACCCGGCTAAGTCTATCGATGCTGGTGCTCGTTACCTTGCAGACCTCGTTAAGAAGTACAATGGGGATGAACTGAAAGCTGCCCTTGCGTACAACCAAGGCGAAGGCCGAAACGGTAAGCCTCAATTGGAAGCCTACGACTCCGGTAACTTTGCTGGTATTGGTGACGAAGGGCGTAACTATTTGCGCTCACTTCTGGATGTCGCTAAGTCTCCGAAGAGTGGCGACATTGAGTCCTTCGGTGGTATCACCCCAAAGGGTAAAGGGATTTCGTTCGACGCTGCTATGAGTGGTATCGGGGAGAAAGGAAAGGTAACTACAGAACTCCCTGAGTCTCACTCAATGTCCTTTCAAGGTAAAGAACAGACCGCTCCCAATCAGCCATTCGGTAAAGACTATTGGGAAGCAAAAGGAACAACTCTTGACGAAGCCAATGAGCGTTCAACCTTCTTCGGATTCGGTAGTGCTGCTGAAGCAGAACTCTCCAACTCAACCTTGGGTGTTGCCTTCCGTGCTAGTAAGCGTGACAATGGTTTTGATGTGCTCACTGATGTACTTCAACCGACACGGTTTAATAGCCACATTTGGTCGCCTGAAGAACTCGACAAGATTCGCAAAGAAGTGAAAAACCCTGCGTACATTAACGTTGTGCTTGGTGGTTCCGCTGAGAACCTTGATGAGCTAATCAAGCTGGCTAACGAGAACTACGAGGCTGACGCTAAGGCTGCTGAAGCTGGACTTGGTGCCAAGCTGTCTGCTGGCCTGATTGGTGCTGGTGTGGACCCGTTGACCTACATCCCACTCGCAGGGACTACAGCCAAGGGATTCAAGCTGGTGAACAAGGCGTTGATGGTGGGTGCTCAAGCTGGTGCACTTAACGTTGCCTCTGAGGGTCTGCGTACATCCGTTGCTGGTGGCGATGCTCACTATGCGGAAGCTGCTCTTGCTGGTATGCTGCTTGCTGGTGGACTCACTGCGGTTGCTGATGGTGTTGCTGCAGGTCTCCGTAAGTCTGGTACTGAACAGATTGAGAACCCGTTTTCTGCTACACAGATGCGCTTCGAGGCTCGTGAGACTGCCCGTAACACTGGTGGATATGATGCAAGTCGTATGCCTCCTAGTGAAGACCGAGTGTTCTCACAGCACAACGGCGTTGAGTATGCACCTCTCGAAACTGAACCGGGTGCGGTAGTGCTGCGTGATGGTTCCATTATTAGTGATACCAACTTGGCTAACCCAATGACTGCCAGAGAGTTCGCTGAAGTGGACCCTGAACGTGCTGCTTGGGGATTGCCTATGCGTGGACTAAGTGAAATCGGCTTGAAAACCCTACGTTCAGAACACTCTGAAATCCGTGGTCTCGCAAAGGACTTAGTGCGCTCACCTACAGGTATGGAGTCAGGCTCACATGGTAAGTTTGGTTCTACTACATCGGACATCATAGAGCGACTGCGTAGTCTCAACCATCGAACCTACAATAACCTCTATAGTGCAATGAAGGAAGCAATGGCTGACCCTGAGTGGTCTGTGGGTATGTTCAAGAGTGGTGCTCAAGGTGCCCGTCAAACAATCTATCGTCGTATCAGTGAGGCTATCGAGAGACCTGAACTTCAAGCTAACTTGACCAAGGAAGAGCGTAAGGTTATGGACATCGTGAAGGAACATTATGACCTCAAGCGTGAGATGATGGAGAACCCGTCGATGTTCGGTAACAAGGCAACCTCTATCTTCCCTAACAGTCGTCACAAAGGGACTTACGTTCCTCATGTGTACTCGCGGGAAGCCAAGCAGGTGTACTCACAGGCTCTTGGGGGCACTGATGGTTTACAGGAAGCAGTTGCTGCAAGCCTGATGGCATCATATCATGCGCGTCCTGAAGTCAAGGCCCGTATTGATGAATACCTTAAACAGGTTAACAGTGACGTTTTCTCCAAAGCTGAAGCTGATGCCAAACTTGCGGCTGACACTGAGAACTTCCTCAGAAGCCAAGAGTCTGTAGACACAGCCAGTTACCGGATGAAACTGGACGATGCAGCTACACGGGCAAGTGATAAGGTAGCGGAACTAAAAGACGTTCTGACCAACGCTGAGAAGCGAGTTGCGGACCGTGAAAGGAAACTCCAGAACTCCAAGGACAGACTGGCTTCGCATGAGGCTAAGTTGAAGGAGTTGGAAGAAAAACTAGCTGCTAAACCTAATAGCAAAACCATTCCTGTTAAGATTGAGAGCCGGAAGAAGATGATTGAGACCCAGAAGTCTCACGTCCGTATTAACACAGAGCGTCTCGACCACATGAAAGGACAGGCTGCTAAGGTCCAAGATAGAATCACCAAAGCCACCGCCGAAGCTGAAGAAGCCGCCTCTACTGCCAAAGGTGCACAAGCTGAAGCTGAGAACTTCCTGAGAGGTGCTGAGGCTGCTCCGGTAATGCCTGACTCACTGGTGACTGGTGGTAACTCAACTAGCATCACTAAGGTCTCTAATGGCGAACTCCAAGGTGATTACTTCGCTGGTAAGCGAGACTACTCTGGTGAGACTCCTTACAAGGTGGATGGTGATTTTGTCTACTACACAGCTAAGACAACTGATGGTGCTGAGTTCGCGGTGGATGTGTTCACCAAAAAGGGAGACCACATTGGCAGCGTAGAGTTCGCTAAACGTGAGGGAGACGTGTGGCATAATCCAAGTCTTGAGGTGTCCGAGAAGTACCGCCGCAAAGGCATCGCTACCGAGATGTACCGAATCGCTGAGACTGAGAGTCCTGACTACGTGTACCGTGGAACAGACGAATCAGTTGGTGGCGTGCGTACCCCCGATGGTCAAGCATTCCGTAAAGCCTACGACTCCACCCCGGCTAAACCTTCAGAGCGCCAGAAGTTTGGCACAGACGAGAAGGTGGAACCAAAGGTAGACGAAGAGGCTATGCTTAGTCAGATGGCTGAGAAGTACGCTATGGACAAGGCTTATGGTATTGCGAAGACCGATGAGTTCAACTCTTCAAGTGTCATTGACGATAACATTGAGGGTCTCGTTGGGATTGAGAACAACTCATTCCTTGAAGCCCGTAACCTGTTTGATTCTGACGTGCCAATCACTCTACCGAATGGTCAACAGTTCTCTGTGAATGACCTTCGTGACTTCGATATGAAGCATGTGATGCCAGCATATGACCGCCGTGTTGATGGTGATATTGCTATCATGGGAGGCACAGGCAAGACTACTGCTGAACTCAAGGACGCTATTATGGCTCTTGATAAGAAGTCTGAAGGTAAAGGCACAATGAAAGGTGAAGTGGAAGCACTTAAGGATTTCGTTAAGATTGTCACTGGTCGTGCTCGACGCAATCAGGATACCGTAGGTGACACTATGGTTCGCTCTCTATCCGATATGTCCTTCTTTACGAAGAACGCATATATGGGCTTGCAGAACCTAACTGAAATCGCTGGTCTATTGTCGAAGGGTAACACCCGTGCGATGCTGCATGGCATTCCCGCTCTGCGTGACCTAGCGTTCCGTAACAAGCCAGTCTCTGGTAGTGAACTCAAAGAACTCCACTCTATGGTGTTTGGTAAAGAGTTCGACCAGTTAATCCGACCGACTCGTCAAGACATCATTCAGCGACTCCGTGAGTCTACTGATACACCTGATGCTGTCGCTAAGGTTGTTGGTACGGTTAAGCACACCACTCAAGAGTTGGCTGCTCGCTCTCCGTTCACTAAGTTCCTCAACGGTACTTCCAACTACATTCTGGATATGGCCCGTCAGGGTGTCATGGGAGATGTGGTAACTCATGCCATTACTGGTAAGGGTGCCAACAAGTGGATTAAAGGCGACATGCTGAAATCTGCGAGTATCTCAAAGGAACAGTGGGAAGGCATTCAGAACCTCATCCGTGAGAACGTCACTCAAGGTGCTGACGGCAAGTACACCTTCAAGGACAAGCGTAAGCTGGCTAATGACCCGCGAGCTATGGACCTGTGGCGACTGGCTGATAAGGTTGCTGATGAGACAATGCTGAGACCTAACAAGGTTTCACTTCAGGATTCCCATGCGTTTGGTGCTGCCGCTAAGTTGGTCCTTCAGTTCAAGTCTTTCGTAATCAAGTCGATGAACTCTAAGTTTATCCGCTCCGGTCACGAAGCCTTTAAGAACCATCGTGCTATGGATATGGCGCTGACCTATGCAATCTCTGGTGGTATCGCTGGCTCCTACTATGTGGCACAGGCCCACTTGAAGGCTGCTGGTCTTCCTAAAGAGCAACAGAAGGACTACCTGAAGAAAGCTCTGGACCCTAAGATGATTGCCTACGCTGCGGCTTCCCGAAGTTCACACCTTGGGTCGCCTCTGAGTATCGCAAACTTCGCTATGGGTGCTGCTGGTTACGACCAAGGTCTCATGGTCCGCTCTACGATTCTCCCTAAAGGAGAGGATAAGAAAGAACGGAACAAGGCGGTAACTTCTCGTGACATGGGTGATTCCATTATGGGCGCTATTGGTGAACAGGTTCCTGCTCTTGGGTTCGCTGGTGCTACCCTTGCTGCTGGTCGAAATGCTTATGGTGTCCTTACGGCTCCAAACAAAGTGACCGAGCGTGAGATGATGACTGGCTTAATGAACGCCCACCGAGAGATGATTCCTAACGACCCAATCTCCCAACAGATGCTCATCAAGTTCTATGAGGCCAATGGTGTTCACCTCAAGTCTGACAAGAAGTAATCAATACGACTCACTATTGGGAAGGCTCTCACAGCTTCCCTTTATTATACCTAATCTAAAGGAGGCTACAGATGGCTAACAAAATTTCCACTGTGCGTACTTACCCACTTAATGGTGCCGTGGACTTCACAATTACCTTTGAGTATCTGGCACGTAAGTTCGTAAAAGTAACACTAATTGGTAAAGACCGTAAGGAACTTGTTCTTAATCAGGACTATCGCTTTACCACTAAGACTCAAATTACAACGTCCCGTGCGTGGACCGATGCTGATGGTTACCAGATGATTGAGATTCGCCGCTTTACCTCTGCGAGTGACCGTCTGGTTGACTTTGCTGATGGCTCAATCCTTCGCGCATATGACCTGAACATTTCACAGATTCAAACGCTTCACGTTGCCGAGGAAGCACGCGACCTTACTGCTGATACTATTGGTGTCAATAATGATGGGCACTTAGATGCTCGTGGTCGCCGTATTGTTAACGTGGCTGACCCGGTTGGTGAGTATGATGCTCTAAACTTGCGCACAGTCAAGCAGTGGAACGATGGGGCATATCAGTCCTACGTTAAGGCACGTACAGAAGCTGACCGTGCCAAGAGTGAAGCTGACCGTGCTCAACAGGAAGCAACTAAAGCTAACAATTTCGCAGTTCATTCTGAGCAATATGGTATCCGCTCTGAAAGTGCTGCTGTCAGTTCTGAGGCTGCACGCGACCGTGCTATTAGCGCTGAGAGTAACGCTGCGTCCTCTGCTAGTGATGCACTAACCTCCGAGGGACAGGCGGCTGCACATAATGAGGCTGCTCGTCAGTCACGAATCAAGGCAGAAGAGGCACGCGACCGTGCAATTGTAGAGGCTGACAAGTTAGAAAGCATGAATGACTTTGCTGGTGCCTTAGATTCGGTTGATGGGAATCACGTAGCATTTAAAGGTAATATTGCAACGCCCGGAAACATCGTAGGAGGTGGCATAACCTCCACTGGTGCTGGTCAATTTGATAAAGGGGTGAGCATCGGTGATTTGTTGGTTGTTGGTGGAGACATACAGGCACAGAAGGATATTTTGGTCGATGGAATCGTGGTAGCCAATGGAGGCTTACGGCAACAGTCTAATGGGAATGCTTATAACTCAATGTGGCGACTTCATATTAAGAACAGCCCAATGCACATCGGACTACAAGGTTTACATTTTGCTTGGAACGAGCAATCCAGTGGCGAAGCGAACTTCATATGCAACAAGGGTTTAGGTGACGGTGGTTTTGTTTTTCGTACTGTAAACTCTGGGAACACTGCCGAGCTAGGACGCGTTACGTTCACTGGTAACGGTGAGGTCCATGCCAGACACTTCCAAGGTGAAAATGGTGCGAGGATTGAGGCCGGAAACAACATAATCGGTCAGATCATTTATTCAGGAATGGGTAGGTGTCATTTTAACTATGAAGGGAACTTACGTGGAGGACTGTGGGACAATTATGGTGGGGACCTGTATAACTTCCTACACAATAAGTACCAGTTCGCCAAGCCGCCTGGAGGGGTCCAACTCTACACAGGCCGTGGTGGGGACTACATAGAAGGGACCGTTGATGGTTCGGCAGTAGGATTCCGCTGGTTTTCGTCTGATAGGCGTCTGAAAGAGGACCTCAAGGTTGTTCGCGATGCAGACGATATGCTCAACATCATCCGGTCCTACATTCCGGTATCCTATAAGTACAAGGACAAAACTTGGACTGATAACCATGGGCGCTCCGTTAAGACAGTCGGTAAGCGTTCTCGTGCAGGATTCATCACACAGGACTTAATCCGCCTGTGGCCGGAAGCGGTTGACGTTATGAGCGATGGGATGCAGTCTCCAGACCCTAACCAGATTATCGGTGGATTGATGCTGCTTGTGAAGAACCTAGATGCACGCATTCAGGAGTTGGAGAAAGACAAGGAGTAACACTGCTGCTGCTGATAAATTTGACCACGGATGGTCTCAACAATAAGGAGGACACAATGTTGTCTTTAGATTTCAACAACGAGGTAGTAAAGGCTGCACCAATTGCTGGTGTGGCTGGAGCGGATGGTGTGGCTCGTCTCTTTTGGGGACTGTCACTTAACGAGTGGTTCTATGTAGCCGCAATTGCCTACACAGTGGCTCAAATTGGTGCCAAGGTAGTCGATGTGATTATCAAATGGAAGAAGGAGGGTAAAGATGTCTGATAAGTCCTTAATTCAATTCCTTGAGATGCTGGACACTGAGATGGCTCAACGTATGCTGAAAGACCTTCAGGATGACGATAAGCGCACACCTCAACTGTACAACGCTATCGGGAAACTGTTAGAGCGCCACAAGTTCCAAGTCTCCAAGTTACAGCCAGACCGTAACATCCTTGGTGGACTGGCAGATGGACTCGAAGAGTACCAGAACCTAGTGGGCGCGGACGGTCTCACTGAAGATGAGAAGTACACACTGAATTGATAGAATAACTCAAGGCCGCTACATCTAGTGGTCTTTATGATATTTCAACACAACTCACGGTAACGCTACGTGAAATCTGAAAATATGGGAGGGTAGTTATGCTCAAGAATTTAAAGAGCTACGCCATAATCGCTGCGTTTGCCTTGGGGATTACCCTTGCGTATAACCACGGATATGACAAAGCTAACACTAAATGGGAACAGGAGGTGCACAATGAGTACATCAAGCAAACTGAGGCGACTGCGAATAAACAGGCTGCTGTCAACGAAATCTCACGACAATACCAAGAAGACCTTGCGGCGCTGGAAGGCAGCACTGATAGGGTCATTAATGATTTGCGTAACGATGGTAAGCGCTTGCGCGTCAAACTATCAGCCACCACACGAGAACTCCAAGATAACGGTGGATGCCTCGTTGATGGTCGAGCCGAACTTGACGAAGAGTTTAGTAAGCGTCTTATCGGAGTAACTCAAAGAGGGGATGCGTGGATTCGTGCACTCCAAGATACAATCAAAGAAATGCAAACTAAGAAGGAGGCTAAGTAATGTCACAATCCCAAGAAGTTAAGAATGCGTTAATCATTGCGCAACTTAAGGGTGACTTCGTGGCCTTCCTGTTCGTCTTATGGAAGGCTCTGAACTTACCTAAACCAACCAAGTGTCAGATTGACATGGCACGTACACTCGCTAACGGCGACCACAAGAAGTTTATCCTTCAGGCGTTCCGTGGTATCGGCAAGTCCTTTATCACCTGTGCGTTCGTTGTGTGGGTCTTATGGCGTGACCCTCAACTTAAGGTGCTCATCGTGTCTGCCTCTAAGGAACGTGCTGATGCTAACTCCATCTTCATCAAGAACATCATTGACCTGCTGCCATTCCTCGCTGAGTTGAAACCTCGACCGGGACAGCGTGACTCCGTGATTAGCTTCGACGTTGGATTGGCTAAACCAGACCACTCACCCTCTGTGAAGTCTGTAGGTATCACTGGTCAGTTGACTGGTAGCCGTGCTGACATCATCATCGCAGATGACGTTGAGGTTCCCGGTAATAGCTCTACGAGTTCTGCCCGTGAGAAGCTCTGGACGTTGGTAACTGAGTTTGCTGCGTTACTTAAGCCACTGCCTACCTCTCGTGTTATCTACCTTGGGACACCTCAAACCGAGATGACGCTCTATAAGGAACTTGAAGATAACAAAGGGTATAGCACTGTAATCTGGCCTGCACAGTATCCACGTAATGATGCTGAGGCTCTCTACTATGGGGACCGCTTGGCTCCGATGCTTAAGGCTGAATACGATGAGGGCTTTGAGTTACTTCGTGGTCAACCTACTGACCCTATTCGATTCGATATGGATGACCTCCGTGAACGTGAACTCGAATACGGTAAAGCTGGCTACACGCTTCAGTTCATGCTTAACCCGAACCTTAGTGATGCCGAGAAGTACCCGCTACGGCTCCGTGACGCTATCGTGTGCGCTGTGGACCCTGAACGTGCCCCATTGTCTTACCAGTGGTTGCCGAACCGTCAGAACCGCAATGAGGAACTCCCTAACGTTGGTCTGAAGGGTGATGACATCCATGCGTTCCATACGTGCTCTTCTCGTACCGCTGAGTATCAGTCTAAGATTCTGGTCATTGACCCAAGTGGTCGTGGTAAGGATGAGACCGGGTACGCAGTCCTCTACTCACTTAACGGTTATATCTACTTGATGGAAGTCGGTGGGTTCCGTGGTGGTTACGATGATGCTACCTTAGAGAAGCTCGCTAAGAAGGCCAAGCAGTGGAAGGTACAGACAGTCGTTCACGAGTCCAACTTCGGTGACGGTATGTTCGGTAAGATTTTCTCTCCGATTCTCCTGAAGCATCACAAGTGTGCCTTAGAGGAAATCCGTGCTAAAGGCATGAAGGAGATGCGAATCTGCGATACTATCGAACCGTTGATGGGTGCACACAAGCTGGTCATTCGTGATGAGGTTATCCGTGAGGACTACCAGACTGCTCGTGACCTTGATGGGAAACATGATGTTCGCTACAGTGCGTTCTATCAGATGACCCGTATGACCCGTGAGCGAGGCGCTGTGGCACACGATGACCGACTTGATGCTATCGCATTGGGTATCGAGTTCCTGCGTGAAGGGATGCTTGTGGACAGCCGTGTAGGTGAAGAAGAGATGACCCTTGAGTTCCTTGAACACCACATGGAGAAACAGACCGTTGGTGGTGATGCTATCCATAGCTACGATGTTGGTGGCGTGGACATCTACTACGAGGACGACGGAGACTCTAGCTGCTTCATTGAGTGGTAATAGATAAGTATGCGGGAAAGGTGCATAGGTAAGCACTTAGTACCGCTACGTTACCGTTAAGTAACTTACTGATATACATGAGGAAATTAATACGACTCACTATTGGGAAGGGCCCCCTAAGACAACTTAAAGACACTTAAAGACTGCATATGCAAAGTGCATACTTAGTGACTACTTAAAGTCTACTCTTAGAGACCCTTACAGTGAGGGATGATGGTAATAGTAATTACATCCCTAACTATCAGTGTAACCATCAAGTATAACAAGGAGGACGCTCTATGCGATTACTATCCGTGCTTAAGACACTAGCAACGCATCGAGTGACCTACAAATTTCTCGTTGTACTTGCTGCTTCCATTGGTCTCGCATCTAGTGTTGAACACATCGGTGAACTGGAGACTCTGCTTTGTTCTCTACTCACTTGTGTTCCTTAGACTGCTCATTGGCGCTTAGTGCGCGCTCTTAGTGATTATGGTCGATATACATCTTCCCTATAATCACTGTAAGAAGTCAACTCTAAGAGGTAGCCTTATGTATTCCTTAATGGTCTACAGGGTCTCTTAGGGTCACTCACAGGGTCTGACCTTATGATAGAGCCTCTGTGGTTAACCTTATGAGAGACTTGATGTACCCCCCCTTTAAGAATCCTACAGAAAAATCTGAGTGGGTATCTCATAGTTAATACAAAGTGGTTTCCCCCTGTGGGTAACTCTGTGGATAACTTGGGGATAACCTATGGATAACTCTGTGAGTAACTTGTGGATAACTCTAGGTTAGAGGCTCTGTGGATAACTTTAGGTGAAACTGTGGGTAACTCTGTGGATAACTTAGTGTCTCTGTGTCTCTA